GGCTACCAAAAGGGTACGGATTACCACAAAAAGACTAACGCGCTTGCCGAGCAGCGGAAGGCAGTAGAGGCAGAAAAGACCGCAATCGAGCAAGCAAAGCAGGCGAGAGATGCGTACTCACAGCGTTTGCAGGCTATGGATAACTTCCTGAGCCAACAAATGCGCGGTGAGGATATTGAGAGCTTGAAGGAAACCGACCCTATCGCTTACGCGGTAAAGGTCGCAGAACGAACCCAGCAGGAAAAGCAGATCCAGCAGATTCGTGCAGAACAGCAACGCATTGCGAGAGAGCAACAGGCAGAGCGTGATGCACACATGGAGAGGCATCTTGTTGAGGAGGCTAAGAGGGTCGCAGAGGCGATTCCTGACTATGCCCATCCTGAGAAGGGTGAGAAGGTTCGGTCTGAACTTCGCAGCTTTGCAAAGTCAATCGGCTATTCAGATACCGAGTTGGCTAACGCGACAGACTCTCGTGCTGTGTTGACGTTGTATATGGCAAGCCAGTACCAGAAATTGCAGAAGGCAAAGCCTGGAGTAACTAAGAAGGTTACCGAGGCTCCCAAGATGCTAAAGCCTGGGAACGCGACAGGTAAGACCATAGCAACAGAGGCTGCAAAACAGGACTTTGCGCGGCTGAAGAAGACGGGATCTCGTCAAGACGCTGCCAAAGTATTTGAACGATTTTTATGATTTAGGAGATTGAAATGTCTGTTCCTTCAGGTACATACCAAACCTTCACGGCTATCGGTCAGCGTGAAGACTTGACTGATGTTATCTACAACATCAGCCCCACAGAAACCCCTATCCTCTCGTCGCTTGCTCGCACGAAGGCAACCGCTGTCTACCACGAGTGGCAGACGGATACCCTCGCAGCAGCTACAACCAACAACGCACAGGTTGAAGGTGACGATGCTACTGCTGCAACCATCAGCCCAACAACTCGTCTCGGTAACTATACCCAGATCGTTGCTAAGACGATCCAGGTTTCCGGCACGATGATGGCTGTTGATCTTGCAGGTCGCCGTGCAGAGAAGGCTTATCAGCTTTCGAAGGCTTCGCAGGAACTCAAGCGTGACCAAGAGACGATCATTGCTGCTAACCAGGGCCGTTCTGCTGGTAACGCATCAACCGCTCGTAAGATGGGTTCGCTGCTTTCTTGGCTCAAGACCAACTCGAACTACAACACCTCGGACGGTGCTAACCCCACCACCATCGGTGTTTCGACCCGTAGCGACGGTACGACCCGTACCTTTACCGAGGCAATCCTCAAGGATGGCGTTCAGCAGGTTTACACCTCTGGCGGCAGTCCCAAGATCCTCGTGGTTGGTCCTGCACTGAAGCAGACTGTATCTGCCTTTGCTGGTATCGCAGCACAGCGTTACATGGCTCCTTCGGATGCTCCAACGACCATCATCGGCGCTGCTGATGTTTACCTCAGCGACTTCGGTTCGATCTCTGTTGTACCAGATCGTTTCGTTCGTAGCCGTGATGCGTTCATCCTTGATCCTGAGTACGCAGCAATTGGTTACCTGCGTCCGTTCCAGACGAACGAGCTTGCAAAGACTGGTGACTCTGAGAAGACCCAGATCCTTGCTGAGTTCACGATGGAGATGCGTAACGAGGCTGCTCACGGTATCTTGGCTGACCTCAAGACAGCGTAACAAAAACTGTGGTAAAAAAGAGGGAGGCGTAACAACCTCCCTTTTTTTATGCTCAAAACTAAATTTCATGCAACCGACGATCAGTATGTCTTTGAGAGAACTCAAGACATCACGGATATTGTTGAGCAGAACAAAGCACTCTATAACGCGACAGACGAGCGTGAGCGTTGGGGTGAGTGGACTCGATACGCGCAGCTACCCTTTGCGGTGGTTGACGATCTAAACAAGCAAGGGATCATGCGAGGCTTTGCTGTCGCAGACGAGAAGAAATTCAGGGCGTGGATGAACGACCCAGAAAACAGACACTTTAGAACTCGACCAGGAAAAGTATGAAAGTCGCTTTTTGCGTCCCATGTCGGGACACGATGATGACCGGTACATCTTTCGATATGGCTCGATTAGCTGCGTACGATGGAGCGAATCGGGTCGGTAAACACGGCGGTGCTTTATTGCTCTACACAGCACCAGGTACGCTGATCTTCTCTCAGCGCGAGTCTCTAGCCAAAGAAGCATTGGCAGACGGTGCTGAGTACATCCTCTGGGTGGACTCAGACATGAGGTTCCCGAAGAACACCTTAGAGCGTCTGTTAGCTCACGGTAAACAGATCGTTGGGGTTAACGCAGTCACGAGACGAAAGCCTGTTTTGCCTACAGCCATCAACTTCCATCAGGACAAAGAGATCTTTGAGAAGATTGAGAGTCGCGGGAAGAAGGGTATTGAGGCTGTCACTGCTGTAGGTTTTGGGGTTGTGCTAACCCATAAGTCTGTGTTTGAGGCTATGCCCCAACCCTGGTTTGATGTAGTATGGGGGGCGGGTGGTCTAATTGGCGAAGATGTGCATTTTTGTGTAAAAGCCTTGGACTACGGTATTCAGACGTTCGTGGATCACGAATTGAGTCTTGAGATAGGACACATAGGGACGCACGAATATCGATGGAGCGATGTCGAATATGGCCCTAAACACTTACAGCGCACTACAGACAACGATAGCTAATTATCTCTCACGAGATGATCTTACTGCCGCGATCCCCGACTTCATTCAGCTTGCCGAAATACGCTTGCGTCGAGATTTACGCCTGCGGCAGATGCTTACGCAAACATCGACAGCGGCAACAGGTGGGGTCGCTACGATTAGCCTCCCTACTGACTTCCTGCAAGCAAGGGATGTGTACGTTGATTCTGATCCCGACTTCCCGATCACGTTCGCAACGCCAAGCATCTTCATCAGAAATGGCAGGACGAACGAAAGTGGCGTACCGGCCTTCTACACGATCCTCGGTTCGACCATTCAGCTTGCGCCAATTCCTGACAGCAATTACACGATCAAGATCCTCTATTACGCCGCGCCTGATTTTCTTTCGACTTCCAACACAACAAACCTCTTCTTAACGACTTGCCCTGATGCGCTTTTGTACGGCGCTTTAGGAGAGGCAGAGCCTTATCTCATGAATGACCCTCGGTTGCAGACCTGGGGTGTTTTGTATGATCGCGCAATAGCCGCGCTTACAAGGTCTGATGAGGAGAGTCAATATTCGGGCGTTCCTCTTGCGATGGCGCTTGCAAAGCGATGAGAATCAACTTTGGTGAGTGGTTACCCGATCAGCCAGGCGTGGCTGGTGCGCTCGTGGATGCGAAGAACGTCATACCTCAGCAAGTTGGCTACGGTCCCTTATCTTCGCCCTCGGAGTGGTCGAGCGCCGCCTCAGAGACGCTTAATTCGGTTGTCGCTGCTGCTGCACCTAGTGAAGCAGTTACGGTATTTGCTGGTGGCGATACGAAGTTATTTAAGCTAGGCACAAACTTAGCTCTGTCTGACGTATCAAAGTCTGGTGGTTATACAACCCCATCGGATCAGAAGTGGCGGTTTACCCAGTTTGGCAACCGAGTGATTGCAGCTAACGGTGGTGACAGGCTCCAGGGTTACCTCATGGGTTCATCGACCCTCTTTGCAGACCTTGGTGTTGCTGCTCCTAAGTCTCGGTACGTTACTACGGTCAGGGACTTTGTGGTTGCAGGCTTCAACAATGGGTCAACGATTTACCCCAACCGTGTTGAATGGTGCGCGTTGGGCGACGAAACCGATTGGACTCCATCTGCTCTCACACAGTCTGACTACCAAGACATACCAGACGGTGGTCATGTCAAGGGCTTAACGGGTGGTGAGTACGGCATTGTGTTCATGGATCGTGCGGTTGTTCGTATGTCTTACGTTGGAAGTCCGCTTGTTTTTCAGTTTGACACGATCTCAAGGGGTTTAGGTTGCCTTGAGCCCAACTCGATCATCCAGTACGGAGGCTTGTCTTTCTTTTTGTCTGACGATGGGTTTTATCGTTGTAATGGTCAGGCAGTCGAGTCCATTTCTGTCGAAAAGGTCGATAGATGGTTCTTTAACCTGGCTGACATATCGCAGCTCTCAACGATGAGCGCGGCGATTGACCCGCTTAAAAACCTTGTTATCTGGGCTTTTAAGACGGTCGATCAAAACACTGCGCTTTTGATTTACAACTTCAACCTTAATAAGTGGTCATACGCAGAGACAAGCGTTGACACCATCGCTTCTTCAACGGCCATCACAACAACATCATCGTCTGGCCTGACGTTAGAGCAGCTTGATGCTTTCGGCGGTTTGGATTCGTTGCCAGCGAGCTTAGACTCATTTGGGTACACGGTTACATCTAACCTACTAACAGGAACCATAGGGGCGAAGATCGTTGCCTTTTCGGGCTCTGCTTTGACTGCGAATATTGTTACGCCTGACTTGTCGTTAAACGATATGCCAAGCGTTGTTACGCTCGTGAGGCCGGTGATCGATGGTGGTTCTTGCGCGGTTCAGATCAACTCAAGAAAGCGTTTGAACCAGCAGACCGACTTTACGGGCGCAACTTACTCAAGCAACGATGACAATCGGATTGGTTTGAGGTCGGCAGGAACTTATCATCGGTTGAAGGCTATTCCTTCTGGGGTTTGGACATCTGCGGTCGGTCTTGATGTGACGATTATCCCGCAGGGGATGAGATGATATTCCGTACGCTCCCTCCGTTTGGCGGCGACCAGAGAGCGGTTGCCGAAATCGTTAGGGGGATCATGGATGGCAAGACGAACAATACGGGAACAGTGACCCTCAACACTGGAAACGCCACCACAACCACGATTACAGACGCGAGAATAGGGGTAGAAAGCAAGATCATCCTAGTTCCTTACTCTGCTGCTGCCTACGCAGACGTTGCTCCTTATGGAGAGTTTCACAACGATAGCGACCAAGTAGCGCCAAGCGCAGGCTCTTCCGCTGTTGTTATCTGGGATCACGCAGATGAGGAAAATGGTGTTTATTTATCTAATTCGACGCGGGTGAATGTAAGAAACGCCGGTGTGTATAACGTAGCCTTCTCTCTTCAACTCCAAAACGCTGACAATGATGGTCAGTATGCGGACGTATGGATAAGAAAAAACGGTTCAGACGTTACAGATACAGCAAGAAGGTATTACATACCGCCTCGAAAATCATCCACAGAGTTCTCGCATGTTGTTGGAACCGCGCAATACATCATCGAGTTGGCGGCAAATGACTACATTGAAGTGGCGGGATCTGTTTCAAGCACAGATGTAACGCTTGAGCATTTTCCTGCTGATGCTGGTATACCGAGGCCTGCGATACCCGCCGCTGTCTTGTGCGTGAATCTTGACGGGATTCGTTCTAGCGGTGGCGTTTATGTCTCTGCCGTGACTAATGGATCGGCAACGATAAGTCATTTTGCCAACGCTACCGCCGACAAGACTTATGGCTATGTGGTGGTTGGATGAATGTTCAATACGTTAAGCCGGAGAATCTTCGCAAGATCTGGCCTTTTGTTAGGCAGGGATTGGAAGTCATTCTTAGAAAGAGTCCAGAAGCATGGATACCCGAAGACATTTACGCGGACTGTTTTGCAGGGCGATCACTTCTTTGGCTCTTTGTTGAGGATACT